GGCGAAGGACTAAAAACTGTTGAAGATATGTTAAAAATTGATAACCAAATAGACAGTGGTGGTGGTGGTGGTTTCTTTTTCTCAGCTAAGAGATCTTTTGACAACATTGAAAAAGACTCAGACTTCCAAGAGTTTTTAGACACTGATGTTAGAGCAACCATGAATCTGTATACTTTCCAAGCCGCTAAAAGTTTAGCTAAGGTTAGGACACTAGGTGTACGGAACGAAAAAGAATTTAAAAATTTTTACATAAATCAAATTCGTAAAGAAATGACTGAAGCCGGAGAAAAGTTTACAGCCAAAGATGCTGAAAGAATTACAAGAGTATACCGCACTACTACAGGCGAAAACTTAAATCGCTTTGGAAAGTATTCTCAAGGCGCGGTAGATGGTTATGGTCTTGTGAACAGAGTAGCCTACTTAGGTCTTGCAACTGTGTCTAGTTTAACAGAAGTGTTTTTAAACTTTAGTAAAGCAGGATTTAAAAATAGCTTTAAAGGCTTGTCAGAAGCTATGGAGCTTTCTTACAAAGGCGCAACAGGCAACGTACAGTCTACTCTAATGTCTAGACACGGCATGACAACCGCCGAAGCTAAAGCAGAGATGCGTAAGTTTAGTCTAGGCATGGACATGGGTTTAACCCAATTAGAGAACCGTTTAGGTGGTGATGATTTACAAAGCAAGTGGATGCAAGACATAAGCAGTAAGTTCTTTAAAATGACGTTACTTGAAGATTGGACTAAGTTTGTTCAAACCAGTTCTTTTATGAGCGGTAAGAATTTAATTGAAGAAAACATTCAAGCTCTTGTAGCTCACGGCGCAAAGCCTTTAGGAAAAAGACAAAAGAGTTTAATAGGCGAGTTAGCTGAGTTAGATATTGATTATAAAAAAGGCATGGAGTGGTACAAAAACGGAGCTAAAAGAAGCGATGTCTTTTATGATAAAACTTTCTTAGCGGGTGCGGCACGATATGCAAACTCTGTAATCTTACAGCCTTCTGGCATGTCTAACTTAAAGCCGTTATTGTTTAGCAATCCTAAAACCTCAATAGCTTTTCAGCTAATGGGATACCCTGCGGCATTTACAAACACTGTACTTAAAGGGAGCGCTAAGCAACTAACAAAAGATCTTAATAGCGGCGACCCGCGCAACGCTATGAAAGTAGGAATTACTGGTTTAACTATGGTTCAAGTGGCTCGTATGATGAATGATTGGAGATCAGACGGTAAATCAGAAGAAAACGGCTTTGGTAATTCTTTATTCCTAGCTGTTAAACGTGTCGGTGGATTAGGTATTTTAGCTGACAACGCTACTAAAGGTCACGATGCGGCTAAGTTTGGCCGTGATATTTTAGGTTACGGTACAGCGCCTTTCGGCCCCTTGGCTTCAGATGCTTTAGCTCTTAAACGTAAGGGCATAGTTCCTTTAGCCACTAGCAAACTTATTGCCGGATCTAAGCCAATAGAAAAGATTATAGGTATTGTAGATGAAGAAGAGGCAGAAAACTTTGCGGCTGATTTAAAACAATGGAAATACGAAAGCGATAAATCGTATAGCGAAACAGTTGATGATCTGCTTCCAGACTTTGAATCTAGTGGAGGCTTACTGAGCTATGCTAAAGGCGGTGTAGTTACTGACGTTCCTAATGTTCCTGCTGAGCCTGATGAGCGTATTAATAAAATTACAGGGTTGCCATACAATGAAGGTGCAGGTACAGCTTACATGGACGTTGAAGATCGTGCAAAGTTTAACACGGGCGGTGGAGTTGGAGAAGAATCTAATCTTGAGTTTAAAGAGGACTCTAGATTTATAGATGAAAGACAACCTGAAATAGACCCTGATGGTTCTCGGCAGTATGGTATTGAAGATGAGCTTTTAAAAATTAACGAAAGCAATACTTCCTCTGTTGTGCAAGAGCCTTCAGCAATATTAAAAGCTATTGCAGGAATGTCAAGATCGGCTGTTGAAATATTTAATAACTTTACAGGCTCTCCAACACCCGAACAACTACGCAACATTCAAAAGGTAGCGGATAAAATAGATAGCTCACGATTACAAGATGTTTCTGAAAATGAAGATAATGAATACGTAGACAGTGTTATTCGTAAATCAATGGCCGCAAAGAAAGAAGAAAATAAAACTCCTAATCAAAGGTCAGTTAAAAAACCTGTAAGTAATCTAAGTGAAAGTTTTTATAAACAGCAACAGAAATGGGAATCAGATCATGGAGATACTCCTATACGAACTCACGACAAACAAGAACAGAACAAGCCCGTAGCAGAGAGATCACTTGACGTTGGATTTGGTCACAAAATTAAAGAGGCTGAACTAGCTTCTGGCACTATATACGGCATACCTTTTAAAGATTTAAAAACAGGTACATATATACCTTTAACAAGTTCTCAAAAACGTACAATTCAAAAGCTAGATATTGAAGCCAACGTACAGCTTGCTAGAAACAAATCGTGGGATGCTACATTAAAAAGTAAGGGCATGTCATACGAGTCTTTACCAGAGCCTTATAAGCTTGTGTTAGAAGATATTGCATATAATGTAGGTGGAAACAAAGCCGCTGTGTGGTCAGGCATTTTTGATTCTATGAAAGCAAACGATACTATGAAAATTGTTGGTCATTTAAGAAGAAAAGATGGTGGACAAAACACAGCCGGAATGGATAACAGGGCCGCTAAATCCGCGTATGCGGCAGGTTTAATTAAAAGTTTACAAGAGGCTAAAGACGCAGGTTTGGTTGAAGCAAACACTAACGAAATCCCTGCTTAATAACATGGGCTTTCCTTTTGAGATAATTACAATGCTTGGCTCTACTGTTCTTGGTGGAGTCATGAGCGTGTGGGCAGAAAGCCGCAAGGACAAAGCAGAGCATCAGAAGCTTCTTATAACTCGCGGTGAGTTCGGACAGAAAGCTGTTAAGGCGGCACGAGATGTTAAGGACAAAGGTTTCCAATGGACTCGTAGGATCATTGCGCTGTCTTCAGTCTTTGCTATTGTAATACTTCCTAAGCTAGTGGCCGTGTATTATCCTACGGTAGATGTTACGGTAGGCTACACAAACTTTCAACCGGGATTTTTGTTTCTTACTCAGGGCAAAGATGTGTTTGAGTGGATAACTTTCCAAGGTTTAGTTATAACACAGCTTGATACTAATCTAGTTTCAGCTATTATTGGCATGTACTTTGGCGGCAGTTTAGTGAGTAAAAAATAATGAATCCAAAAACAACTATGGAAATGATAGAAACCGTAGGAATACCTGCGGCGTTTGCTGTAGGACTAGGATACCTTGTATGGAAACTGTTTCAACATTTGATAGCAGACGTACATAAAAAACTAGACGCTCAGCATGGGATGATTGTGGCGCTGATAGACAGAGTAAGACAAATGGACAACGACATGATACGGATAGACTCTATGGTAAGAACTGCTATGGGGATTCAAGTAGATGTAGATAGGATAGCAAGAGCAGACGGCAAAAAAGATCAGAGGAAAGATTAGAATGAAATTAGTACCTACATTTAGAAGCCACAAGACACTACGAAACTGTTGGTTCTGTGTGGCATTCTGGTGTTTTTTTGTAGTGTTGTGGTCAGGCTATACCTTAGCAGATCAAATAACACACAAGTTTAAAAGCCCTAGCTTCAATGGAATTAATACAAGCAGTCACTACCTGACAATTGAGAACCAAGAATTTAATCGCAAGTCAGATATAGCTGATGAGATTAAAGCGTATCAAGAAGAGCTTGAGCGTGATGCAGAGAACACTACACTTGCAAGGTTTATACGTAACTTAGAATCACGCATCTACGCAGAGCTTAGTCGCCAGTTAGTTAACAACCTCTTCGGCGAAACAGCGAGTACAGGGGGAACGATTGAGCTAGAGGGCAACACCATTACGTACACCATTGACGGTGATTTTATAACCCTAATAATAACGGATGCAAATGGAAATACGACAGAGATTACTCTACCCATTGGTACTTTTACTTTCTAGCTGTTCAGTCTTTGATCAGTTTGAAGATACTTATAACCAAAGGTTTAGTGCAAACGATGTAGTTAGGATAAATGAACTTCAATCACATGCTTTAAGGGACGCTGTAGCTCCTGTAGTACAGCCTGTAGTTGCGGTTTATCCTAGTTCTTTTACAGACCAGACAGGACAGAGGAAAAGCAACAGTTCTTTTGCTCTCTTCTCTACGGCTGTGACACAGCAACCTAGCGCCTTGTTAATAAGGGCGTTGAAACACGCAAGCAACGGCAAGTTCTTTAGAGTTGTAGAGCGCGTAGGCTTAGATAACCTGACAAAAGAAAGACAGTTAATACGCTCAGCGCGAGAGCAGGTTTCTAATGACGGTGGAGCTAAGAAAGTACCGCCTCTATTATTTGCAGGTGTATTACTAGAAGGCGCAGTTATCGCTTATGATTCAAACCTAAGCACTGGTGGAGTTGGCGCTAGATATTTAGGTATAGGTAAGAGCGCACAGTACAGAGAAGATAACATTACGGTGTCATTAAGGATGGTGTCCGTAGCTACAGGAGAAATACTTGTAGAAGTAATGAGTCAGAAAACAGTGTTTAGTTATGGACAATCAGATGATGTTTTTAAATTTATAGAAATGGGTACGGAGCTTGTTGAAATTGAAGCAGGTAACTCGCGCAACGAGTCAACCACGATAGCATTAATGAAAGCAATAGAAGGTGCCGTACTAGAGTTAATAAACATTGGATACAACAGAGGGTTTTGGACTTATGAAAAAGATAAATAACGGCCTATTAATTTTGCTCTTTAGTGGTGTTGCTTATGGTGCCGATAACGAGGTGTACATTGAGCAGTCGGGCGCAACGGCCAATATTGACATAGAACAGCTAGGCACCAGTAACTTGATTGGTGGTTTAAGCTCAAGCGCAGGAAATCTAACTCCGCTTGATTTAGATGGCTCTAGTTTAACGCTTGACATTAATATGATAGGCAACACTAACAAATTCTTTGGCGACATCTATGCTGATAGCTTTACAGGGCTATATAATTTTGTAGGCTCAAGCAATCTTTTTACAATCCAAGTAGATCCAACCAATACTTACGGGGCTAATAGTTCAAATCAAAATGTTTCAGTCACGGGGGCAAGCAACACAATGACACTCAATCAAGGCACTACTGCTTTAGCGGCAACCCTTGATCTTGATTGGATTATACAAGGTTCAAACAACACCATTACCTCTTCAATAAATATTGATGGTGCTACCCAGTACATAGACATTGATGGTTCTGATAACACGTTAACATATACAGGTACAGGTGTGACTGCAAGCGCAGGAGGTTATTTCTATCTTGATCAAACAGGAGGTAGCCGAACATTTAATATACAACAACTGAGTACCCAAGATAATGACTGGCTTAAAATACTTTCTACTGGTTCTGGCGGTACTGTGTGTGTCATTCAAAACGATCAAGGTACAAGCCTCTCTTGCTAAGATAGGGGGGGTGTCTGAGGTATCTGGATACGCACAAATTAAAAGAGAACAAGCACCTCTTGTCGCAGACTTAAAGTTTGCCGTTCAGACCAACGATCAAGCAGTAACCGCGAATGGCAGGATGGCTATTACGTTTCTTGATGACTCAGTTGTAAAGCTTACAGAGCATTCACAGCTAACAATAGATAAGTACATATATGATCCTGACCCAAGCAAGTCTAAGATGGCTCTTACGTTTGGACTAGGAACTGCACGGTTTATAAGCGGTAAGCTAGGCCAGATAGATAAAAAAAATATAAAGTTAAGAACTCCTACGGCAGATATTGCAATTCGCGGCACGGACTTCACGGCCACAGTAGACGAATTAGGCCGCAGTTTGATTATACTCCTGCCCGATAAGTTTGGTGTGTCAAGCGGAGAGATAGAAGTGTTAACAGCTACAGGCAGTGTGTTGTTGAACAAGCCCTACCAAGCAACAACGGTGTCGGTGTTTGAGTCAGCGCCCTCTAAGCCTGTAATACTAGACTTAACTCTAGACTTTATTGATAACATGCTTATTGTTACACCCCCAAAAGAGGAAGCGGTAGTAGCTGAAGAAAGAGTTGCAAAGACAGCAAACATTCTAGACTTTAATGAGCTAGACATAGACTACCTAGACGAAGACTTTTTAGAAGATGACAGCCTTGAGTTTACTGAGCTAGATATAAATTTTCTAGATGTTAATTACCTTGAAGACTTGTTAAACATATTAGATGTGTTGGCTGTACAAGAAGAGAAGGATGGTTTAGCACAGGTTTCAGGCGTAACTATATCAGGAACATCTTTAGGTACAGACCCTGAGACACAGATAACTGCTCTTATAACAGGACAGATAATAAGCCTGATTAGAAACGTAAGTGAGTACACGCGATTAGATTTAGACACTACAGGGGGCTACACAGTGATACTGATTCAAGATGGGATCTCTAATACTGTGAAGATCAACGGAGGTGATTCTGTAATTAGGATTACGCAGGAAGGATAATGAAGAAAATAATTATAGGGCTTGTTGTTGCGCTTCTGTTTGCGGCCTTAGTATATCAGCCCACACTGGTTGAGGTTATAAAGCTCAGAACCTTTGATGCCCTTGTTAAGACTGAGGAGCCTACAGGAAATATAGTCCTGCTCAACTTGACAGAAGAAGATATACATAACGAGGGTGGTTGGCCGTTTCCCAGAGAAAGGTTGGCTGAGATCCACGTAGACCTACTGAATGCAGGGGCCGCGTCTGTTGCATGGGTTGCAGTCTTCAGTGAGCCAGACAGGTTTGGCGGTGATGGTATTTTTGCAAGAGCTTTGTCGTATTATCCTTCAGTAATTGCTATGTTTGAAACTGAGGGCTATAAAGAAATACCTCAAACAGAAGGCACAGTGATACTAGGTGATGACGTTGGCGGCATAGAAGCTACAGGAGTTACGCAAAACATTAAAGTCCTTAGAGACGTATCGTTGCAAGGGATAGTATCAGCGCCAGTGGATGTAGATAACTTAGTCAGACGTATGCCGCTACTAATGAGAAGTCCAGACGGTTGGATGGCAAGCTTCGGTACGCAGTTACTCAAGGCGGTTACAGGAACAAACACCTACGTTATTAAAACTAGCGTCAGTGGAATACAAGAGGTGCGCGTCAAGCAGTTAAACCCTATACCCACAGACAGACACGGCAGAGTATGGGTAAACTGGGTAGAGGCAGACAGCACTACCCTAGATAAGATGGATGTAGAAGGAAAGATGGTGATAGTAGGAACCACCGCTAAGGGGATACTTCCGCAGGTTGCTACTCCTAAAGGGCTGTTGTATCCGCACCAGATACAGGCGGCGTTAGTTGAAACTGTACTACACGCCTCCAATAAACGTATGCCCGCTATCCCGCCTATCGCTGTGTTTTGTGAGGCAGTGGTTTTTTTAGTAGGAGTGTTCTTAGTTTTTCTAGCTCTTAATTACTTAGGAGTCTATGCAGGTTTAATTCTATCTGTAGGTGTCATGTCTAGTACTGCACTGCTAGGAGTTTACCTGATACGAAACGGAATACTGATTGATGTTACATGGCCGCTGATCTCTGAGTTTGTAGTAGCTTCAACAACATTCTACCTCAACTACAAAGAACAGTACAAACTACGGCAACAGATCAAGAAGCAATTTGAGCATTACCTAGACCCACGACAGGTCAAACGCTTGCAAGATAACCCAGAGTTACTAAAGCTTGGGGGCGAGAAGAGGTACTGTACGTTCTTGTTCACAGATGTAAGAGGTTTCACAGCCCTATCAGAGAGCGTAACCCCAGAAGAAGTAACCTACATTATGAACAGAGCTTTGACGGCCCAACAATCAGCGGTTTCAAAATTTTCAGGCACAGTAGATAAATACATCGGAGACGCGATGATGGCTATCTTCGGAGCGCCACTAGACTTAGAAGGCCACGAAGACAAAGCCATAGAGTGTGCTAAACAAATAGCAATAAATATGGAAGAGTTGAACGTAGAGTTTGCGGCCAAGGGATTACCGCCCATCCAGATTGGGATAGGTATTAACAGCGGCGAGGCAATCATAGGTAACATGGGATCAGAGCAAAGGTTTGATTACACTGCTATCGGTGACGCAGTAAACATTGCGGCTAGGCTTGAGTCAGGTACTAAGGCGGCAGGTGTAGATGTGTTGATAGGGTTTAGCACTAGGAAAGGATCTAGTATTAAGCTAAAGCCACTGTCGCCGATTGAGGCTAAAGGGAAAGCAGAAAAACTAAAAGTATACACTATATAAAATGAGGCAATACTAATGTTAGATAAATTGATAGGCCCAGTAGCAGGATTATTAGACAAATTTATTGTCGATAAAGATCAAGCCAATGCCCTAGCTCACGAGATAAGCACAATGGCAGAGCGACACGCCCAAGAATTAGCCAAGGGTCAACTGGCTGTTAACGCAGTTGAGGCCGCACACAAAAGCTTGTTCGTTTCTGGATGGCGACCTGCTATTGGATGGATCTGCGGATTCGCTTTAATGTATTCTACAATCTTAGCACCCATCTTAGGTATTTGGTTTACTGTCCCGCCT